GGTTCTCTCGAAACAGCCGGACACCGCGCTCGCGAAGTTCGGCTGGATAGGCGGGGGTGAATCTTCTCTTTGTCATAGGGCTCATCCTTTGAGTGTTTTACTCTCCGGTAAACCCGGGGCGGTTCAAACAGAGTTCATCGAAATAGATACCGTGCCCAAAGTGAGGTTCTGAGTTCCTCGCGACACTTTGAACTGGATGATCCCATGCCCACCCTTCGCGAAACCATCCTGCAGGCCCTCCTGGCCAATCTGCAGACCGTCCCCAACGCGACCGTCCTGCGCGGCGAGGTGCTGCCCGAGCGCGTACCCACAGGCGGCTTCATCATCCTGCGCGATGGCGACCCCGGCGAGCCCGAGGTGACGCTGTCGCCCCTGCGCTATCACTGGCACCATCAAGCGGAGGTCGAGGTCATCATCCAGGACAAGGACGCCGGCCTCCGCGCCGCTCTGTTCGACGTTCTGGTCGAGCAGATCAATGGCGTGCTTGTGGCCGACCGTACGCTCGGGGGCTTGTGCGACTGGATCGAGCCGGGCGCGCCAGCCCCCGCCGACCTGCCCATCGAGGGCGGTCAGGCGCTGAAAGCCGCCGTTCTCCCGGTCACCCTGATCTACACCACCACAGCCCCTACGGGATAATCCCGCAATTGAAAGGACGGAAAAATGCCCCGTGCACAAGGCGCGCGGTCGCAGCTGGCGGCCGCGTTCGAGACCACCTATGGAACCGCGCCCACGAGCGGCTTCATGCAGATGCCCTTCGCCAGTGCCTCGCTGGGGGCGGAGCAGCCGCTTTTGGCTTCCGAGCTTCTCGGCTACGGCCGCGACCCGCTGGCGCCCTTGAAGGACGCGGTGACGGCCGACGGCGACATCACCGTGCCGCTCGATGCCGAGGCCTTCGGCTTCTGGCTGAAGGCGGCCTTTGGCAATCCGACCACCACCGGTACCACCAACAAGACGCACACCTTCAAGTCGGGCTCGTGGAACTTGCCGAGCATGGCGATCGAGGTGGCGATGCCGGAAATTCCCCGTTTTGCCATGTACACCGGCTGCGTGCTGGATCAGCTGAGCGTGCAGATGCAACGCTCCGGCCTGTTGACCGCGGATGTGAAGCTGGTCGCCCAGGGCGAGAACGTCGCCACCGCCACGGCAGCGGGCTCGCCAACCGCCTGGAACCTGCAGCGCTTCGGGCATTTCAACGGAACGATCCTGCGCAATGGCAGCAATCTCGGCAATATCGTCTCGGCCGATCTGACGTATGCCAACAACGTTGAGCGGATCGAGACCATCCGCTCGGACGGCAAGATCGACGGGGCCGATCCGTCGATGGCCGCACTCACCGGCAGGATCGACGTGCGCTTTGCCGACATGGTGCTGATGGACCAGGCAATCTCCGGCGGCTCGGCCTCGCTGGTGTTCGCCTGGACGATCTCGAGCACGGTCAGCCTGAAGCTGACGGCCCACAAGGTCTACCTGCCGCGGCCCCGGGTGGAAATCCAGGGCCCGCAGGGCATCCAGGCCAGTTTTGACTGGCAGGCGGCATATGACTCCGTGGCCGGGCAGATGTGCACGGTGGAACTCAAGAACCAGGTGGCGAGCTACTGATCATGCTGAAACTCGATCTTTCAAATGAACCCGCGTGGCTGGATCTCGGCCATGGGGTGCGGGTGCACCTGCGTCCCCTGACCACCGCGCTGATGGTGGCAGCGCGAAACGACCCGACGGTGCAGAATTTGCCCGAGGATACCGGTGACGAGGAAAGCGCGCTGGCGTTTGCCAGGGCGTTGGCCCGCGTGGCAATCCTCGACTGGGAGGGTGTGGGCGATGCAGACGGCAATCCCATCCCGGTCAGCGCGCAAGCCATCGAGGCCCTGCTCGATCTCTGGCCCCTCTTCGAAGCCTTCCAGACCGGCTATGTGGCGAAGGGCCTGCTGCTGGAACAGGAAAAAACGCCTCATCGCCCTTGCCGAATGGATCTTCGGCGGGGGCGAGGGATACTGCCAAGCCTGCCTAGGCGTCTGCCCGGACTGCCCGCAAAGGATGAACGCGCCACAGACCCTTGAGGGCGTACAGCTCTGGGACCTGGTTGGGCGGCCTGGCGGGCAACTGCGCATCGCCCCCTCTGGCGGGATCGTCGGCTGGGACTTGGGCGCGGCGTTGGCATTGGCACAGGCGCTCGGCGTGCCGGGCGTGGCGGTGGCCGAATTGTTGCCCGCGATCGAGGCCGTGATGGTCGCCAAGCTCAATGAACGATTGGAACAGGAACATGGCTGAAAAAAGAGTCAGCGTTCGCCTGGCGGCGGTGGGCGGGAAGCAGGTGCGTGCCGAGTTTGAGGGGATCGGCGAGGCGGGCAAGCGCGGTTTTGGCAAGGCCTCGCGCGAGATGGAGATTGCGAATGCCAAGCTCGCGAAGTTCGCGCGGCGCGCGAAAATTGCCGCCGGGATCATGGCGGCAGCCGCCGTCAGCGCCGGTATCGCCATGGTGCGCTCCGGGCTGCAGGTGATCGACGAACAGGCCAAGCTGGCCGCCTCGCTGGGCACCACAACGGCTAGCCTGCAAGTGCTGGCCCGCGCCGCCGATCTCGCGGGCGTCTCGCAGGGCGAGGTTCAGCAGGCCACCATCATGATGACCAAGAGCCTGAGCCAGGCCGCCCAGGGTACCGGGCCGGCGGTGAAGGCGTTGCAGCAGCTGCACCTGTCGGCCACCGACCTTGCGAAGCTGCCGATCGACCAGAAGCTGACCGCAATCCAGGACGCGATCCAGAAATACATCCCGGCTGCGCAGCGCGCCGCTGTTGCCTCGGAGATCTTCGGGGCACGCGCAGGCCTGATCTTCTCGCGCATCGACAGCGCCACCTTGCGCCAGGCGACGAAGGACGTGAAGAATTTCGGGGTGGCCGTCTCCGAGCAGGACGCCGCGCAGATCCAGCGCACCAACGATGCGCTCTCGCGCATGGGGCTGCTGTGGCGCGGAATTGCCAACCAGCTGGCCGTGGTCGCTGCCCCTGCGCTCGAGGCAATGGCCGATGCCTTCGCCGCCATCGGCAAGACCACAGGCCCGCTCGGGCGCGCTATTAAGGGGCTGTTCAGCCATATCGGGGAACTGGCGACCATCGCCGCGACCTTTGCCGGTGTCCTGGGGGTGCGCCTTGTCGCCTCGCTCACTGCCACTGCGCTGGGCGTCGGCAAGCTGGCGCTCTTGATGAAAGTGCTGCGCGCGGCCATCATCCGCACCGGCATTGGTGCGCTGATCGTCGGCGCTGGCGAGCTGATCTACTGGTTTAGCCGCTTGGTGAAGGGGGCCGGTGGCTTTGGCGAGGCGCTGCGCCTGATGAAGAATGTCGCCATCGAGGTGTGGGAGCGGGTCAAGCTTAGCGCCAGATCCCTCGGCCTGTCTCTGGCCTCGGTCTGGACCACCATCCAGACCGGCTGGCTGCGCATGCTGGCCCGTATCCAGAAAGGCTGGGCGGATTTCCTGCACAAGGTGGCAGCGGGGCTGCGTGATGTGCCGGGGATGGATGATCTCGGCATGCGGCTTGGGGGCGCAGCGATCGAGGCCGGGACCGCCTATTACGAGATGGCTGCGGCCGCCGATGCCGCGCGGGGCAAGGCTGACAGGCTGGCGAGCTCGAGCGTGGATGCGGCCAAGGCGGCAATTGCGCCGCTGAAGTCCTGGAAGGCTCTCTCGGATGCTGTCGCCAAGTCCGGCGAAGTCATGACGTCCTCGATCAAGGGGACAGGCAGGGCTGCGACAGCAGTAACAAGGACCCTTGCCACGGCCGGGCGCGCTGCCGGAAAGCCGGCAAAGATTGCCGCTCAGGGATGGGCCGCTGCGACGGCGGCGTTGAAAGATTACGCCACCAAAGCCATGGACCTCGGCAAGGGGCTGGGCGACAGTCTTGCAGGGGCATTTTCCAGCGCAGAGCAGGCCATCGGTGAGTTCGTCAAAACCGGCAAGCTGGATTTTCGGTCGATGGTCACCTCGATACTGGCCGATATGGCAAAGCTGTCGGCGCGCAAATTCATCCTCGGCCCGCTTGCAAACGCGCTCTCCGGCGCGTTGGGCAATCTCGGCGGCGTCTTCGCTCCTGTCATGCACGCCGGCGGCATGGTGGGCAGCACCGCTCCCAAAAGGATGGTCCCGGCCATGGCTTTTGCCGGCGCACCCCGCATGCACAATGGCGGCTGGGCAGGTCTGCGCCCAGGAGAAGTTCCTGCAATCCTGCAACGGGGCGAGCGGGTGCTGAGCCGACGCGAGGTGG